GGCGGAGGCCCTTATGATTATATGAAATAAGTCTCTGCATAGATATCCCTTCTTTCTGTTAAATTATGGCTATTATAATAAACCATATTAGTAAAAGCCAGATAACATCGACGTTATCTATCTTTTTTGTTTTTGTGTTTTGAGTTAAAATGCGTTATTTCGTATCTGTGGCTTCCAGTTGGCTTCCATTTTCGTCGGGATAAATTGTCATGTTTTCGCCATGCGGCAATGCATCAACGGCAGCGATGAGCTGCGGGATAATCTTATGCGTATACACATCTTTCGTCACATTATTGCCGGAAACATGCCCGACAATCATTTTTTGAATTTTTTCCGGCATGCTATAATTGTCAGCAATCGTTATGAATGTGTGACGGGGGTCGTGCGGGAGATGTCCTGCAATACCTATTTCCTCAAAATATTTGCGGTATGAGTAGGTTATGGAAAGCAGGCCATTTTTACCATATAATCCACGCTGCCGATCCGGCATAACTAAATATTCGTGTTTCGCAAATTTAGAAATATTATAGAAATATTTGACAAACGGCAAGATACATTCGGCGATCGGGATCGTTCGGTTGCGTCCCGCATCTGTTTTCAGTCCACCCGTCATTGTGTGGGCGGATAAATTTACATGGTCAATTTTTATCATTGCCAGCTCTTTTGGACGCATGCCGGTATAAGTCTGTATTAAGATAATCCGCGCTATATCATCATTACAATGCTTCCACAATAATCGCATTTCTTCTGTTGTAAATGGTTTGTGAATATCCGATTTAGCTTTTTCCGCAGTTACGATGAACCGGGAGTAATCTTTAATAATCAAGTCATTAGCGATAGCGTATCTGTAAAGCATATGCATGACAGTCATGATACCGGATTGTCCGGATGCGGAAACATTTGATTCGTCTATGATTTGTTGTAAATGCAATGTTTTTGTTTCGCTAATCTTCAGACTTCCAATTTTGCTGACGTGATTTTTCCAATACATCAAATGAACTTTACTTAACGGTTTTTTCAAGCGTTCTCGTCCAGTTTTGATACGTTCCCAGATGTCCGCCCATGTAATATCTGCTGCTGCCGCCGTTTGCGGATTCATATTATATGCTTCCAGCGCTGCCTGCGCTTCACGCTGCCGCTCAAAGCTGCCGATAATCTTCTTTCTGCGCTTCCCGGTATCAGTCATGCCGAGGTTTACAACGGCCACCCACGGTTTCCGGCGGTGCGCATTATCCGGACGCTTATAAACCGAGCCGGAACCGTTTGCTCTGCGCATTAATGTTCACCTCCTGATTAAGTGCGGGGAATCGGATACACATTTAATAATTCAATCAGTTTATCACGATCAATTAACTCAACACCATTTGCTTCCGCTAAATCAATTGCTCCTTGCGTAAAATGACTGTTTGTTGCTACTGCAGCCAGATCATATTTATAAAATGCTTTTGCCGCCACGGCTTCTTGCACGGCGCTATTCGATACATTGTCTTTGTAGCACTTTGCTTGTACGATCTTTAACTCATCGCCTTTCGATAAGAGCAAGTCTGCCCCCTGGTCTCCGGATGTTTTCGTGAATTGAACGGAATAGCCCATCGATTCAAATATTTTACCGAGGATTTTTTCGAATGCTACACCATCCAATGAATCTATGTAATGGATATCTACATTAGAGATAATAGGACGATTATTCGTTATAGAATTCTCTATGGTTGCAGATCGTTTTTCTATTGCAATACGACGATTGATTGCTGTTAATTCAGTAATGATTTCATTTTCTTCAAGCGGGAACTGATATTTTTTCGAGTAATTCATAAGATGTGGAATATAAAATTTATTCATTCCGAAAGTTTCATAATATGTTTTTATAAGAGCGGTTTTATTTATTACAATGTAATTCGGCGATACGGATTCATGAATCTTAACGTCAAAATTTTTACAAAATAAAGCATTAGCAGCATTGTTCAATTGTTCATCTATCATTTGATTGAATTGCTCTTCAGTTAATTCATGCGTATCAAAGGTGATTTCTTTTTCTGTTAAATTGCGAATTGACGCATAATCATATTTTGTTAATATGATTTTCGTTGGCCACGTTTTCCATGCCATGGTATACGGTGTCAAGTATTTATAGATCGTCGGGGCAATCTGGTTGCGTATTTCCTGCATGCTGGGCTGTGGATCAGCACTGTAGCCGCTAATAAATGCATTTACACGTTTATTGAAATATTTTTTATAGAGCTTGTAACAGAGATATATTAATCCAATACTGAGAAACACTTCATTGCTTAAGCATAAGGCAATCACAAAAAACCAAATAATAAATTTCTTCATTTCGGCACCTCTTGATAGCAACTATAATTCTTGAATATATCTAATAATTCAAGTACGCCGTCGAATGTCAATAATTTTTCACCCTGAATGCCGTCTATCATTTTGACATTGTTCCGGAGACATGTATGAGCTATCAATAAAAATGCGAACTTATTCGCTTCGTAATCCTGCCGCCGAGCGTCATGTTTCTTTAGCGGGTGGGTAGCGAACAGTCTATCCCCTGCACGATGCAGGACAATATGCCCGATCTCGTGGGCAAGTGCTACGTTTTGAGAATTATAGTCGTCTTTTTCGTTTATAGATATTTCTTTTATCGTCAGTGCTTTTAGGAAAAATCCGCCAATTTCATCCGGAAGCGGGACTTTCTTTACAGCAATATTCATAGCTTTTGCTATTTCGTTCGGGTCATTTGTTCCGTATTTTTTAATTACATCCAGGACGACTGGCAGCATTCGTTTCATTTCTCTTCGGATTCCTTTGATAATACATACTCAATATAATTTTTGATTTCATTCCGGGCTTGTTCGGATATCGGTTTGCCATTTTTGCTAAAAAACATAACTTGCGACGATTGGAGCAGGTCATGGAGGTTTATCGGTTTTGCTGGTTCAGGTGTCTTTCCGTCGATTAAGAATGTAGGTGTTGTATGCAGGATGTCGGCAATTTGTTTTAATGTGGATTGTGGGATGTCATTAATACCGGATTCCATCTTGTTAATTGATGATTTCGATTTATATCCCAGCATTTTCGCCAGCGTTTCTTGAGACATACTCATATTTTCCCTGCATAGTCGAATTCGTCGTCCGAGATGTTTGAGAAAAACCTTTTTATTGTCGTCCATTTATCTCACCTCCAGCAATCACATTGTATCAAAATGTAGACTATCATTCAATAAATTTTGATAAAAATATAAAAAAAAGTTGACTTATAATCAACTCAATGTTATTATAGCGGTGTAGATTTCAGGTCTACCGAGAGGGGGTGTAAGGAAATGACCGATATCGAAAAGTTAAGAGAAAAATTAAATATGTCAGGCTATAAGCTGTCCTATGTAGCCGACTTCTTATCCCTGACGTATCAGGGATTGTTGAACAAAATTAACGGAAATTCTGAATTTAAGACATCTGAGGTGAAAGCGATTAGTGATTTACTGCAGCTTTCCCCTGAAGAAAGAGATACTATTTTTTTTAATTAAAAAGTAGATTAACAGTCTACATTGGGAGGTGAAAATTTATGAAAATACCAGTCATAGTCGCAGCCCGACTGCTCGGCATTTCAGCCGATTTTCTCCGCTGGTCGCTCCGCCAAGACAAAACCGATCTTGGCTGGGCGATCCGCCGGGACGGTTCCAAACGCTGGGACTATTACATAGACCAACAAACACTGGCACGAATGGCAGCGGTTACATTACAGGATGTCCGCAGGGCAGTGGAATCATACCGTGCAGGAGGTGAGGTAAGTGCGAAGAAGAATTAGATGGGACAGGGTGCTCATGGCCGCCGCCCTCGTCATCGGCGTCGCTGCCGGAGCGTATCAGTACATAACCGCTCCGACCACCCGCTTGATTGAGTACCGCAGGGAGGTAAAGCCCGGAGACACACTCTGGACAATTTGCGGAGAGATCGCTACGGACAAAGAAGATTTAAGGAAACTGGTTTATCAGGCCAAGAAGGACAACAGGATCCGGGATGTAGGAAACCTGCAGCCGGGAATGTTGATTGTAGTAAAAGTGAAGGAGGCAAGAAATGGATGACAGACCATTTAGTGTGACGCTTGTCAAAGATGATTGGGATTTAGTTCTGAACGCACTGGAGATCTGCAAAGAGAATGCGTCATCACTCATGGAGCACGAAATCGAATGCATTATCCGCGGAATAAAGTCGGATTTAGACAGTCAAGGTTTTTAAAAGTAGAGGAGTGAGAAATCGGTGAACACAGCGCTAATGATCGAGCGACTTACGGAATTAATCCGGAAAGCACAGAAAAACGAGAAACATTTTAAGCGTAAGGGCATGGCATCGACGCAGATGTATTTCGCCGGAATGGTCGACGCATATCAACATTTAATAGAAGAATTACTACAAAATCAGGAGGCGAGGGAATGACTGACGCAGAAAAGTTTAAACATATCAGCGAATATGTACGTCGCAGGTACATGCAAGAGTCGATTGCTTGGACAGATGCGGACGAAAAAGGCAAAGTGATGAGCGCAGCGAAAGCAAGCATACGTGAAGAAATTCTATTTGAAATTATTAACGAACTCAACAAAATTGAAAAAGCCGACTGATAACTGCAATTATCAATCGGCGTGGAAAAGGTCGGTACTCTTTCCGCCTCTATTATAACACAGGAGGTAAATAATAACAGAAATTGAAGAAAAGAATGAACATCTTGCATTTTTGACACTCATCGAGAGAAGCAAAAGACAGAATGCGCTCATGCACCTGAAGAAAGCACTGGACTATTCCGATTGCGGAGTGACGGACATTGAACTTATTGAAGAAGATAACGGGGAGTATGTAGACATTACATTCTATGGAGAAGAAAAACGCCGGGCGAACATAAACGGAGACAGTGTTCCGGCGATGATTTATGACATATTTAGACAAATTGAATGGTAGGGAGGTGTTTTAGTGAGGAGAAAACTTTTATCAGCTTTTTTAATCAGTTTAGTAAGTATTTTTCCGGTCAATGCGGAATGGCTTATTGCCGAGTGTAGCGCGTACACCACGTACGACAGCGGAATGATTACCGCGACAGGCGAGCCAGTTCACGTTGGCGGCGTGGCTTGTAACTTTCTGCCGTTTGGTACGGTCATTGTGATTGACGGTGTAGAGTACGTCGTAAATGACCGATGCGGGATCGATAACTGCATCGACATCTTCATGGAGGACTACGATGCGGCCATTCAATTCGGGCGCAGGGATAAGGAGGTCTATATAAAAAGATGATTATTACAGTAATAAAAAAGCCACCGGATACTGCAATATCCGATGGCTACCAGCCAAGACTGGTACATTCTCACAAATTATTATAACACATTCGGGAGGACAAACATGAAAACAATCGAAGCAGAAGCAATTATTATTCCGGCGGTAGAACCGAAAATCATTTCGGAAGTATTACCGGTTAAAACGAATTTTGAAGACGTCGAAGCGTATCTGTCAAACCTCGTTGAAAAATATACAGGTTTGGTCGTTACGGACGAAAACCAGAAGGATATGGAGAAAACTCTTCGTGAGGTCGTATCAATCCGAACAGGTATCCAGAAGTTTGAAATCAATGGCAAGCGGCAATTAAAAAAGCCGGTCGATGATTTTGCCCGGCAATGTAAGAACCTGTTGGCGATCGTCAACAGTGTAGAAGCTCCGCTAAAAGAGCAGCTGAACGTGTACGAAAATAAACGCCGGGATGAATTGCAGGCGGCGATCGGCAGGGAATTTACGGCAAAAGCCGACGCCGCAGGCTTGCGGGAGGAATACCGGTTATTTGAAATTCCGGAACGCTGGTTTAATAAGACGGCGAAGTGGTCGGAGACCTGCATTGATATAGACCATGTCGTGTCGGATTTGTATTCCCAGCAAGTTACGGCAGATAATCTGGCGGAACTCAAAGAAACCCGCCGTGAAATGGGAATAGCCTATATTAATACGGTTAATGCAGAGTATAATCTGGCGACACCGCTTACGCCGGATATATTAGCGGACGCCGTGCTTGAAAAACCGAATGCGGAGATCAAAGGGTTTATCCGGCAGGCCGCAGAGCGTCAATCTGAAATTGAAGCTGCCGCCCGCACTGCTACGGTTCCGGTTTCTGATCCGGTACCGCCGACAATTGCTCCGCCGCCGATTCCGCAGACGACCGGATGGCCACGGACAATGATTCTTACAATTTCACTGCAGAATGAGCTGGATTATCAGAGCATGCAGGAATTCTTATACGAAATGCCGGCAAATATTAAATACGATACGGAAATCAGGGAGGGATAAAAATGATTGAATTTAAAAAAGCAAAACGAAGCAAAGCAAAGCTCCGGCTGGCGATCTCCGGAGCTTCCGGAGCGGGGAAAACGTATTCTGCTTTGCTCATCGCCAGCGGCATTGTGCCGATGAGCAAGGTGGCGGTGATTGACACAGAATCCGGATCTGCAGATTTATATGCAGACCTGGGTGATTACTCAACGGTCACAATAAATCCACCATATTCTCCACAGAAATATATAGAGGCGATTCACACCGCAGAAAATGCCGGATTTGAGTTAATTATCATCGACAGCTTATCGCATGCGTGGAGCGGCGAAGGCGGTCTGCTTGACCAGCAGGGTAAAGCTACAGAAAGCAAATATCGCGGAAACAGCTGGGCGGCATGGCGGGAAATAACGCCGTTACACAACCAGTTAGTCGAAACCATACTGCATAGCCCGTTACATGTAATAGCGACGATGCGGGCGAAAACGGAATATATCCAGACCGAAGTCAACGGGAAAAAGCAAATACAAAAGGTCGGTATGGCTCCGATTCAGCGTGATGGAATTGAGTATGAATTCACTACAGTGTTCGATCTCAGCCAGAATCACACAGCGACCGTCAGTAAAGACCGAACAAACATGTTCGACGGGCAATATTTCACCCCGTCGGCAGAGTGCGGAAAAGCATTGCTACACTGGCTGACAGTCGGAGAATCTCCCGCACTCACGGCATCACAGCCGCAGATCCAGCCGGTTAATCCGGCACCGGTCGCTATGCCTGCCGCGGCACCGACAGCGGTGGATATTTACAAAAAACGCCTATTCCGGATCTGGCATGACATGAAGTGGGACGCTTCAGGGTCGTTGGATGCGTATCTGACGGAGCGAATGAAATCGTCCGGCAAGACCGCCGCCGATATTACGGCGGACGATCTGGCGGCGATCGATAAGGAAATCACGGATTATTTAAGCCGGAACGGCTTCGCGCAAATTGCGGAAGTCAAAGATGGCGAAATTGTGTTTTAACAGGAGGAATGAATTATGATAACAGCTACACTCTACGGAAGATTAACCAAAGCACCGGAACGGATCGTTCCGAAAAATGGCGGAGACGCATATGTCCGTTTTTCTATGGCGTGTGATAACGGTAAAGATCGGCCAGCTACGTTCGTTAATGTTTCTGCGTTTGGACGCCGCGGCGATGTGATTATGCAGTATTTTACAAAAGGAAACCGCATCGTTGCGCACGTGCGGAATCTTGAACCGTCCGCATATGTCGGAAATGACGGCGAAGCCCGGGCGACACTGAATGCGGTACTTGACGGCATGGAATTCGTCGAAACCCGCGCGGACAATACGCCGACATGGTCGCCGCAAACTGCGACAGCACCACAAACCGCACCGGAGCCTGCGGCAGCACCGGCTCCGGCATATACTCAACCATCCGTGCCATATCAGCAGCCAGCTCCGCAACAGACACGGCTCCCCGGCATGCCGCAGGCTCCGGCCGGTGTTCCATGGTCAAGATAAATGATTGCCCTGCGGGATTATCAGAGGGATCTGATTGACCGAATCGCGGCGGAATTTTCCGGCGGTTCTCCGTCCGTCTGTGCCGTTGCTCCCTGCGGAGCCGGTAAGACGGTTATGGTCGGCTGGATGGCGGGAAAAACAGCCCTCATCGGTAAACGGGTGCTGTTTCTTGTGCACCGGCGGGAACTTATTGACCAGTCCGATCGGACGTTCTCGGCTATGGGTATTAATCATAGGATCATATCTGCCGGAGCGGCCTGTGACTATGCCGCAAGTGTGCAAATTGGAAGTACGCAGACCGTTGCACGGCGGCTGGATAAAATCCAAGCACCGGATTTTATTATCATTGATGAGGCGCATCACGCTACAGCCGGAACATGGCGAAAAATCATCAACGCGTTTCCGGAGGCGCTCACGCTGGGCGTTACGGCGACACCGGCACGGCTGGACGGTAACGGATTGGGTGATATTTTTCACTCACTCGTTATCGGTCCGTCGGTTGATGATTTAATCAGCCGGCATTCGCTCACACCGTATGACTATTACGCGCCGCCGCTCAAGGCCGATTTAAAAACGGTGCATATCCGGTTCGGTGATTATGTCAAATCGGAGCTCTCCGCGGTTGTTGACGATATCGATATTATCGGCGATATTGTCAAAAATTACAGGAAATTGGCCGACGGCCGTCAGTCCGTTTGCTACTGCGTCAGCCGGGCTCATTCAGAGCATGTATCGCGGGAGTTCCGCGCGGCGGGAATACCTGCGGCTCATGTGGACGGCGAAACACCACGAACAGAACGGGATCAAATTATTTCCGATTTCCGCAGTAAAAAACTCCGGGTTTTATGCAACGTCGATCTTCTGGGCGAGGGATTTGACGTGCCGGGGATGGACGCGGTTATTCTTGCTCGTCCGACGGCGTCCTTAACGTTGTTTATACAGCAATCCATGCGGCCGCTGCGTCCAGATCCGGATAATCCGAACAAGCGGGCGGTTATTATTGATCATGTCGGGAATTGCTTTCGCCACGGGCTGCCGAACGCGCCGCAGGATTGGTCATTGGAATCAAAAGCCAAGAAAAAACAAAACCGAATACTCACGCTGCATCAATGCATAAAATGTTTTCAGGTCTGGAATACGCCGACGTGCACCTGCCCATACTGCGGCTATTGCCCGGAGATTCAGGAGCATGAGGTTACGTCGCAGGATGGACTGCTTGCAAAAGTTGAAAGTCTTGAAATCATAGAAAAACGCCGGCGCAGGCAGGAAGTCGGACGGGCGCGAAGCCGTGAGGATCTTGAAAATATTGCTGTCAAACGAGGTTACAAATTCGGATGGGTACGCCGGATGATGGAAATTAAGGGCATCCGGCAATCCGGATAAAAATGAGGTGAATTTATATGCTTGAACATGAGCTTCAAAATGAAATACGCGTTCATCTATCACGAAATCAGCTCGGAACGTTTTTCCGGGCAAATGTCGGCTCGGGATGGACGGGAAAAACGATTATTCGGGAGAGCCCCGACTGTCTGCGGATTTTACATCCGCATCCGTTTTCTACGGGACTTCCCGGCGGATTTCCGGATCTGTTCGGATTCCGGGAAATCACAATAACGCCGGAGATGGTCGGCACGAAACTCGCGGTTTTTTGTGCGCTTGAAATCAAAACACCGCACGGCGGACTGCGTCGGAAACAGCGGCTTACGCTGGAATGGATGGCGCAGAATCATTGTTATTGCGGGGTTGCCCGTTCCGTCAATGATGCAGAGCGGATATTAAGTGGGGAGCATTATGGATATTAAATCATTTTTTTCGGAATTGTTCCGGAACTGTCCGGGATGGATATATCTGTGGACGCTACAGCATAAGCGGTCATATCCCATCCCGGTCAATCCGGACATGCCGGAGGCGGTGACGCAGTTATCGCAGCGGCTGACAGACGACGGTTTTGATGTCTATTTTTCGCTCGGCTGCACTCCGGCTCCGGTACCGGAAAATAAGCGGTCAACTGCGGACAATATTTCCGCCCTCGGCTGCTTGTGGGTTGACATCGATATCGCGGATGATAACGCTCATGCATCACAGAAACTGCCGCCGAATATTGAATATGCAGAACTTATACTACCGGCTGATATTCCGCCGTCCGTGATCGTCAGCAGCGGGCACGGTCTGCATGCATACTGGCTCTTAAAGCAACCAGCTATGCTGACAACAGAAACACGAGACAACGTTAAACTGGCGATCAAAAAAATACAGCAAGTCTGTAAAAACAACGCTGCTGCCCGCGGGTGGACGGTAGATTCCACGGCTGATCCATCCCGCATTCTGCGGGTGCCGGGAACATGGAATTTCAAAAATCCGATGGAGCCGGTCAAATGCGAAATTATCGAATCATCGGATGTCCGTTATGATTTGTCCGTTTTCACGGCTCTGGATGTGGACGTCGCTGAACCTTCTGCCGAAATTCGGGAACCGAGATTTAAGCGGAATCCTACGGACGGCAATGCAGCTGCTATGATAGCAAACTGTAAATTTCTGCAGCACTGTCAGCTGGACGCCACAAAAATCACGTATGAGGAATGGGTGGCGGCATTATCGAATCTGGCGCGGGCGTCTGACGGTATCGAAGCGTGCCACGAATTGTCAAAAATCGATGCAAAGCGGTACACATCTGCGGATACGGATCGCAAAATCGCTGAGGTACTGGACAATATGTCACCGACGACCTGCGAATACATACAGCATACACTGGGATTCAAATACTGTGATACGTGTCCAGTGAAATGCCCGTCAGGCTGGTCGCTGGGGAAGTTACCGCAGGCGATCGCGACCGTGCGGGCAGTGGCCAATCCGACGCCGGACACGGTATTTACGCCGGAGGTAATCGGCGCACTGGCAACGGTACAGCAGCAGGCTCCCATTGAATTCGCACGTTTCAAAGCTAAGCTGCAGGGGGCAGTTAATCTTAGTGACCTGAATAAATCAATCGCCAAAGAACGCCAAAACCGGCTCAAAATCGCGTCCAAAACGTCCGGGGGTACATCTGTATCGTCCGACGGCCGCAAGGCCTTAAAAACGACCGCACAGCTCGTTTCTGATTGTCCTATTGACCTTATCATA